ATCCTGCAGCGTCCGCTGCGTGATCTCCCACACCTGCACCTGCTTCGCTTCGTAGTTCCAAATGACTACAGCGATGAAGCTGCGCGGCTTGCTGTCGTTTTGCCAATTGGCATCTGGGCGTTGTTCTCCTAACTCCCAACGTACTGGGCGGCTCTCCGTCGTCCATTGTACATGTCCCTCAAGTGGCTTGTCGCTGAGGATACGAACGCGGTTCTGCTTGCCTTTGAGTGGCTTGAAGTAGGCGCCCTCCTCTGCCTTATTAAAATTCTCGGAAATGAAACTCATCTCGAATAGTTTTGATTGATTTGTTTAATTGTGATTGCAATGCCAGGCGAATGAATTGGGCCTGACTCATATTCAACTGTCCTGCTGCACGCTCGATGAGGTATTGCATCTCTTCTTCCATGCGCAGATTGAATCGTACTGGGTATTTCTTCATGTATTCGTCAATCATGTAATTTGCAGTTTGCTGGAGGCTACGTACCCCATCTGCTCAATTCTCTCGATACGTGCCTTCCAGGATTCGACATTCTTGAACCACCAGCGCATCTCGTAGTTGTCGTCCTGCTCCATGCAGAAGTCTTGAAACAACGTGAAGCCTAGCTCGCGCATCTTGTCGCGCTTGAAGTTGCGGCCATGATCAGGGAGTAGAATGAAGCTTCCTTGCCCCATGTCATGGTGTCCACGCTTCGCCGTGCGTGGGTCATACGGATGGTGTCTGTCCATTGTGTTTGATTTGCCAGCGGTATGGTACCACTGTGGTTTTAGTGATGTGTCGCATCCAAGCGTTGTAGCAGCTTGGCTTGTTTGTTGGCATCGCGGTGTGGCTAATGCCGTTGGGTTTAAGGGTATTTCTCATCTCAAAAGAGTTACTGTTCCGTTCAATTCCACCCAGACGTCGCCTTTCTTTTGGCCACGCAGCCTCCAGAAATAGACGCCATCGGGCACGTAATACGCTCCGTCGTAAGGCGAGTAGGGTAAAGGTTTTACTGTGTTGTTTCCGAGCCATTGCGCTCCTGGTGTGTCTGTCTGCCATACTAGATTGCCCCATCGATTGTAAACCTCCATCTCAAACCATAGCCAACAGTCTCCCACGGTGTAAGCCCTGAACACGTCGTTCTTGCCGTCGCCATTAGGCGTGAAGGCGTTGGGCACGTAGATCACGTCGTCCTTGCATGGATCGGGCGTCCACGTTGGACGGATGTAGATAGGTGGTGGCCATGGGCAGTAAGGTCCAAGGCTGTAGATGATGATGTTGTTTGCTGGGTCGACGTCAGGGTACGGCTCGTTTGTCAATCCTGACCCGCCGTCAATCGTCATGCTGTCGTTGATTTGGTAGATGCACAGCACCACGCACTCAACAAACCACGAACCTTCCTGAATAGCTGTAAGCCAGCAGTCAGCCGTGCCGCTTCCAAACAAGGGCACCTCGTTCAGCGCAAAGGTGATCGTGTCACCGCTCTGCAAGATGTTGTCCTCGCCTTGGCCAATGTCGAAGCCAGGGAAATTGAGAGGAAAGATGAGCTGCGCCCAGCTCGTGCCTGAGACGCAGGGAAATGGTGAGTCAATAAGTGGCGGGTCAAAGGTGAGGCCTAGGAGGAACTCACCGATGCTGTCGGCCTCCGTCAGACAGTGGCCGTCGTTTACTACAATGGTGATCTGTGTGCTGATTGGGTCGAAGCCAAACAGCTCCATATCGCACTGCGCCCAAACGGGAGCAATGAAGAACAAAGGGATAAGTTGTGCCAGTCGCATGGCACAATTGTACGACCCGTGTCGCCACTTGTCGCCACTTGTCGCCGCGTAGTTATCAACAGGGGAAAGTGGAAGGCCCCCAGCAGGCAAACACAGAACCTACCAGGGGCCAGGAGAATGAAATCCTAAACCAATCACTGTTTACTCTCGAAAAATGAGATGCTTAAAGGTAAGATACTGATGCCACACAAACAAACAGCCTCCCAGCTCATTCCATACGTGACGATATCGTAGCATGCAGTCGAGGCTATAAGGCCTCCAATGGTGCGCTTGGCTGACCATCGGCGCAGGTCTCCCTTCGTCTTGAATGCCTCCGTAATATCGAAGTGCTTGATGAATTGCAGGAAGTCAGTAAGTCCAGATGAGGGCGGCATTCTTTTCCCAGTCGATATCTACGTGAATGAAGTCCTCGCCGATGCCGATGCGGTCGAAGCCTGCCTCTAGCAGCGAGGTGATTATGATGAACCTGTCGCGCGCTGTCGTGCAGCTGATGTCGGCCGCGCATCCGCTCAGGTGTGAACTGTCCTTCTTGCCACCTACGTGCGCATTCCACTCCTCGGTGCGATACCCGCTGGTGATCACGAAGGGGATGCCTGCCACGCTGCGAGCCTCGTCAAGCATCTCAAGGAAATCGATGTCCATGAGGTTGCCCGTGCCTGGCTCGTCAGGCGAGTCGAACTCAGAGTAGTTAAACCACTTCATCCGTCCTGCCGTTCCTTGCGCGCCTTCAATGCTCTTTCTACGTTCCACCACACTAGGGTGAGGCCAGCTATAATCGCAATCGCGTCGTTGATGTATCCAACCATGACGCTCCCCACATAGGTGACATTTAGTAGGTTCTGTATATGGCATTTAAGGTGGCTCATATTGGGTCTATCTTAATCCATCCGTTGTCGATCATGTATTGCTCGTCGCGGATGGTGGCTGTAGGTGGTAGAATGGATTTGAAGGTGAAGCTGCGCAGCTGCCACGCCATAGAGGTCAAGGCAAAACGTATCTCCTCCGTCAGTTCAGGGAACAGTGCAGTCAGTCGTTCCAATGTCGCTTGTTCGTGAACGTAAATAATTTCGTTAGGATTAACGAGCAAAGCAGCATCGTTAGTTTGCGGATGCAAGACGACCCTTGCAAAGTTGTTGTGCGCTTCTTCAGGCGTCTGCAAAAGCAATGGCCGTTGCAGGTTGTATAGCTCGCGGCTAATGGCTCGCGCTCGCTGCTCGCTAGTCATGAACCCCTCAGCTAGTATCAGAACGTAGTTGGCCATCAGATTGCAAAGTATGTGTCCATGTCATTGACGATGCCAGTGCGAGTAGATGTGCTTTGCGCTCCATCCCAAATAATGACCTCAGCTATCCTACCATTCCAGAATGCAGATGGCGAGGTGCTGTGGCTGTTAGCTCCAACAGTGAAGCGTTCTGATCCATGGCGCAAGTCCGATCCAATTGAAGTGCTGCCGTCGCTTACGTTGTTTACGAACGCTTCAACCTTAGCATGCTCTCCACCAGCGCTAATAATGTAATCTGTGTTGTTAGCCACAGTGCTGCTCGCAGTGTTGTCTGCGTAGTTAGACCCTGACGTATTAAAAACCACGCAACGCGCTGTATTAGCTGCGCTGCCCGTTCTTAGGTATTGAGCAACGCGAGCAGTGCCGCCAACCCATGCGTCGTCCTGGCAGAATATCTGTTCATTACCTACAACACCAGTCCTGACAGCTGCTGCACAATAGAAACTGCCTGAATGCAAATCGCCTGCTGACCTTTCCAAGAAGTCGACAGCAAAAAACAGACCCACACGACTGCCTGAACCAATATAATAGAATGTACTGCCAGTGTAGATTTGCGGTTGTGATCCAGTGGTGGTCTGTGTCAAGTCGAGGCCATTGCCGCTCTGGTCCTTCCACACTGACACCGTGCAGGCATTGCCTCCAGCAAAGCTTACAATTGACGCAGTGTCAAGATGGCCATTACTGTCGTAGCCAACGTCCATCTGCACGCCGTCCGACGTTCTTCTTATGCGCATCAATGAGCCGCTGTAGCTGTTGGTCAATCGTCGTGTGCTGTAAGCGGCCGTGGCTCCTGAGTATGTGTCGAGGATGCCAACAAAACTTGGCGTCTCCTTGTAAGTAATCATGAAGGTATAGGCTCCATGGTCAGTGGTCTTACTCATGTGCCTTCTGCACTGTTCAATTACCCTTTCCAACGACCAACCAGCAAGCACTGTAAAGGGCAAGGACCATCCGCTTTCATTGTGTTGATGCAGGCCAGCAGGTTCGTAGTAAACGGTGCGCTGTATCACGTAGCCTGACGCTGGTGTTTCGCCCTGGTGATCAATGTATTTCCCTTGGCCGTCATTTGTCAGGGTCCAATACATCTCTTTTGTCTCGCCAGCTCCAATCACGCTCGACCAGTCTTCAGCGAAGTTGGCCGTGGCGTCATTGTTGTAACTGTACATGACGTTATCAGGACGTGCTTTTCCCGTGCCTTGGTTGCCCCCTGTTGGGTCACGCGGTATGCTTCCTTTGTCGTCCACTGCTGTTGTAATGTCTATAGCGTTGCGGCCAAGCTTTCTCAAGGTCACGTCCATCTCGCACAATGAGCTACGCAAAGTCCACGTCAGCGCAATGTAATAGTTGCCTGTGTCGTTGTCGTAAAAACGCGCGAAAGGTTTGCTCGGCAATGCGCTAGCTCCTCGCAGTACGATGCTGCCACGTTCCAACAGTCGTGACTTGTAGTGAGCTGCCAGCGTCTCCTCGACTGACATGACATTGATGCTGCGCTCGGTGCTGTCGGCTTGGTTAACCCAGTTGTCACTAGCTACCCATACGCCTGGGCTTGTTTGCACCTCTATACCACCCATGCCAGCTGGCAAATCTCCAATGTATGTTGTGCCTTGGTTTATCGCGCCACGTCCATAGGTGCTGGTAGATACGTAATCAAAGTTCGGTAAAGCAGCAAGACCATCTGTGTTGTAGAAGGCTACTAGACAGGTCAGAAACTTCCTAGTCGTGTTGGCTAACAATGCTGTGCTCGATGCACCATAGGAATCATATACCAGTATCGCAGCACTAAATTGAAGCTCATCCTGTTCCGTCGCTGGTGGTGGTATGTTGATGCTGAACGGCAGATACCTTGATCCTGGCACATTGAGATCGTAATACCACGCGTCGTTGTCTGAGGGATGGTAGTAGTAGTAACCCGCCGTGCTTTGATATCCTACGTTTTCCTCATTTAATGGTGCGTAGTCAAAAGTACCTGCATCAAAGTATTGACTGTCTATTCTGCCAGCAGGGTTTGGGACTAGCTCGTTGGTGTAGTAGGTAGCAGTGGCTCCAGATAGAAACTTCATCTGCAAACGCAGCACAAAGCGTCCACAGCGATCGCTAGTAGATACACTGCTTGAAGTATTTGAGATGTAGACATTGCCCGTAATGGTATATCCTGACCCATCAGGCAAAGTGTCAGCGCCAAGGATGACAATATCCGAAACTGATTCCTGAACAATATTGTTGACGTTGTAAGCGGCAAGGAAGATTGACCCGTCGTTGGTGTCGCGCGTCATTCTGACCTCATTGATTTGAGGTGTAAAGGTCTGCGTCCACTCCCGACCCTTCTGCCTGATGTTGCCAGCGCTGTTTACTTGGAAATCGTAGCTGGCATTCAAGTTATCCGTGTTGTAAAGGTAAGCGCCCTTCTGCCTTTTGTAACCAACGATAGCCTGATCTGATGAATGCACAGGAATAAAACGCCACTCCAACCCGTAACTGTACAAGCGCCATTGATAGGTCAAGCAAATAGATTGCAGTAAATCGTAAGTGCTGATGTACTCGGTCTCGTCTTGGTTATTGGTTGTTGACCAGGCGACGGCATTTAGTCTATTGCGTGACGTGCCATTGTACTGTGTGCCAGCTGGGTGTGCAAGCAGGCCGTAAAGTTGGTCGTCCGTGTTGTACACATCATCAGCTGCATAAAGAATGTAGTCGGTGCTAATTGTTTGCGAATCGAAATAGTTCCACAGCACCCATTTCTGCATGATCTCATCCATCAGCTCATTGAACACAGTATAGTATCCTGTATAAGCTGTGCCTGCATCGTTGAATGGTACGTTTTTGAGTAGCGACAAACCATCGGTCGCCGTGATGGTCATGGTACGTGCTTCACTGCCTTCACTCGTAGTGACCTCATCAATAAGGATAGTACCAATCCATATGACATTGCTATCCCTTGTCAGCTCGAATATCCAATCGCCATCTTGCGCGTCTTGCAGGTTCGTGATCAGTGTGTCCAACTCACTGTTCAATGAGGTTGGCCAAATGGTTTCAACCTTACAACGCGAGTGCACGATACCTGGCATCGCTATAGTATCATCCTCCGACTCGTAAGTTAGGACAGCACCGTCAGGTCCAACATGAAACTCGTCCGTGGTATCTGTCCCTGTGACGTTGTGGATGATGCGCACCTCATAGCTCTCGGCATTTAGGCTTTCATAATATCCTCTGACGTAGATGTAGCTCATGCGTAACGATTGCGGCTGGTGCCTGTGCGTGAGTTGGACAAGTAAATATCATTGCCGCTGATACGGCCAAACACCTCGACTTGGTTGCCACCCATCATGTCTCTTAATTTACTCAATGGCGCTACAACTTCAGGGTCAATGCGTGCGTTTCTGTTGTCGCCGATCAGTGCAGTGGTAGGTCCGTATGCGAGGCCTCCCTCTGCCAGTGCGGGAATCTGCACGCGGTTCATGATGCCGATACCAGCAGCTAACAGGCCAGCCATTACGATTGGATATGCTGGGCCTGTACCTGCAGCTCCCTCAGCACTGTTCTGCAAAATCTTGGCCTTGGTCTGTGCGAGGTAAGCAATAATAACCTCACGCGCCAACATCGCGACAGCTTGACCAAATGACATAGCTTCCTGCGCTGCACGTCCAAACGCATCAGCAATGGCGTTGCCCATGTTGTTGGCAGCATTTGCTACCTTGACTGTTTGCACCTCGACGCTCTCCAACATGCTGAAGAACTCGCCCATAGTCATTGTGGCTTTAACTGTTGATTCCACAGCGACATTCTCCAACCAGCTAAAAAACTGGCCCATGGATTTGTGGGTTTTAATTTGCTGGGCTTCCAGCTTTGCCAACAGTCCTGTGACCTCGTGTGTCGTCTCTCCTACGCGGGTTAGGCTTTGCTCTTGGTTGTCGAGGAATTGCAAAAGCAGCTCACCAGCATCGGCGCTGCGTTGGAACGTCGCAGCATATTCTTTGATGTCGTTGATGCGATTAGCGTACACTGCCCGCAGACCTTCACCGCCTGCCTGAATGCGAGCTTCAATGGCTTCAAGCTCTCTGTTAGCCTCAGCAACGCGATCTAAACTCTCTGCGATTCTTTCGTTGATGGCCTCACGTCCTGCTAGCTTGGTCACACCAAGTTCACGACGTAGCTCCGTCTCTGTCAATTCATCAAGCGCTCGCTGCACCTCACGCACCTCCTCAGCACTTGCCGATGCTTCGTTCTTGATGCGCAAGAACAGGCCGATCACTGTGCCAACCACTGCGGCAACGCCCAAAATCGCTGGTGTAGTCAACAAGAATGCGCCTTTTAACGCAGTAATTCCTGCTATAATCTTAGGTACGAGGGTAAGCAGTGGCCCAATAGATGCAGCCACGGCAGCCATAGCTCCCGCCATTTTCAACGTCGTAGGTGAAAGCTTGGCCAGTCCTTGAAACAGGCCCGTAATTTTCTCAAGACCCTCATTGACTAGTGGCAGCACCTGCTTACCCATATTGGCCAGGGCAAGCTTCGCATTGTCAAGTGCTGTACTGAAACGACCCTCGGCTGTCTTGCTCAGTCGCTCCATAGCACCAGCTGCAAAACCTCCCTCTTCAGCAAAGCCTTTAAGTACCTGGTTAAATTGCTCAACGCTGACAGCTCCTGCTCCCAATGCATCAGCAGGCAGGCCAGTAGCGTCAGCCAATGCCTTGAAGATGGGGATGCCGCGTTCTGCAAGTTGGTTGAGGTTTTCCAACTCCACTTTGCCCTTGGCATTGACCTTGGCAAAGATGGCGGCTATCTCCTCAATGCTTGATCCACTCGTTGAGGCAATGTCGCCAAGGAATTGCAGCTGCTCATTCACCTGGCTTATCTCCGTACCCGATGCAATCAGCTGGCGCGCAGCATTGGCTACGTTTTCAATCTGAAAGGGAGTGGCCGCTGTGAATTCATTCAGCTGCTTCATCATAGCCGCTGCCTGCTCTGCTCCTCCCGTCAAGCTCACGAACGATGTCTCCAACGTCTCAAGGTCAGCCGCGCTCTTAATAGCAGCTGCACCAAATGCGGCCAACGGTAACGTCAGCGAGCGCGTCATAGTCTGACCCAGCCGCTCAAAGTTGCCAGTCATTGAGCGCATGTTGCGCTGCACGCGGCCCAACGATTTGTTCAGGTCGCGCGTGTCGGCGCCAATGCGTACTACGAGATCACCTAGTTTAGCCATCCTTCTTCTTTGCCAATGCCATCAGCTCTGCAAAGCCTTTGGCGGGGTTACTTTTCTTTGGTCCTTGCTCCCATGGAAAGACAGCCAAGTCTTTTGGTTTGAGGTTGGCGCCTTTCTTCGTGTGTACATTAAGCAGCAACGCGGTCTGCCATCGCACGCGTTCCCAGTTGCTTCTATCTAGTAGCTCCTCGGATTTGTAGCGACCGCGCACCGCGTTGCCAAATTCCCTGAACGTGAAGTCGTAGAGGGTCGATGGGGTCAGGCCTAACAAGCCCAACCCCAACTCCTCTATTTCATCCCATTCAAGTGGCTTTTCGTCTCGTCCGTCGTCTCCGTTTTTTTTTGCGGTGACATGGATTCCTCGATAACCTTCATCACGGCAGGCAGATCACCCACATCAATCAACCCCAGAAAATCGTCCACCTCCATCTCGAACTTCATGCCTTGCTTACGGCAACCTTCCTCGACGAAGTAGTAGAGCAGCTCAGGCATGAGCGTTACGTCCTCGCTGTCGATACCCGCAACCTTGTGGCCTGTGGCACGTTCAAAGTTGCGCCAGGCGCGCATGTTGGCTTTGACGGGAAACGTCTGATTATCTAGAGTGATGTTCATGTATTAAGCGTGTGCTGCGTAGGTGATGGAGCTGACGCACTCCAAGGTGCAAGTGTAGGAAGTGTTGTCTTCCGTTCCTGCGCTCAACTCCAAAGAGGTGATGTATGCGTCGAACGTGATCTCCATGTCGCCAATAATCTCCGTGCTTCCGTCCCAATCGTAAGACGTTACTTTCACGTTCTGCTTCGTTCCTGTAAGGAAGTCCGCCATCAGTTCGTCGAAGCCGTTGGTGGCGTCGTTAGCGTAGTACGCCGTGAAGTTTACTGTGAGAGACTTCAAGCCAGGAAGCAAAGCGCGGTATCCGCCGTTGTTCTTGGTCGTGGTGTCGCGTGTTTCAGTAGAGATAGAGACGCTCAAGTCAGTCACGTTGTCTGCAACGGCAAGCGTGCCGCCATCGCTGTCGAA